GGTATTGTCATCATTAGTCTGCATCTGAGAAACAGACACACCACCAACCCAACCTTGGCAATTTTGCAGAACAGGATTTGAGTAGGGATCTTTTAGATATAAAGTCAAAGCTTGCTTATATGATTCAGCAGCTTTAGAACCCTTAATACTAAAAATATCAACTTGCTCATCACCTCGCATACTTAGATTAAATAAGATAGATCTGGCAGCATCCATAGATGCTCGTGATACACTACCTGAATTCTTTTCCAAGAAATACTCATAAGTACTGTCTGGAAGGATTGGTAATGTAATATCAGTATCCGCAACTAAAACCCGGACTTTTTCAATATCATTTAATGTCATATTATCTCCTGTTTTAGTATCTATTTTAAAAGCTAATTCATAACTCTTAAAATAGAAGCCCCGAAGGGCTTCAGTCCAATATTAGTTGGAGCTAGTGAACTGTACGACAGCTTGAGGGCGACGTAGTAGGTTCAGGAAGTTAGATTCAGATTCAACTTCAATCTTGCTTCCCTTTTGGTCCTTATAGGTCCAGACATATGCTTGCTCACCGATAGTATTGACTAGGTCAAACTTAGAAGCAGGGCTGAAATATGTCTTGAAGGTATCCATTGTACCAGTAGGAATCATATAGGCTTCAGCATCAGGGATTAGGGCCTGACCACCTAGTGAACCACGGTACTCAATGAAACGAACACCAGCGTGATCAAAGATTTGATAACGACCAGAGCGATAACCATTGCGTTGACCTTCTTGAGTACTTGCGTAGAACTTGTAAGCTTCCTTGACGTTAGCTTGACGAGTTAGCTTGTTGAAGAAGGTAGTACCACATAGAACCACGAAGCCAGTAGCAACTTCACCAGACAATAGATTGTCTTGAATACTTGCAACACCTTCTTGGATCTTCTCGTTTACTTCAGTAGTAGCAGTACCTAGTACGCAGTCTACAGACTTACGAGTAACACCAAAGTCAGTGTAGAAGTTAGCAGTGACAGTACCGTTAGGAGCATACTGAGTACCGTTAACAATAGTCCATGCACGAGCACGTTCTAGGGTCATGGAGTGCGCCATACGGACACGAGCTAACTTATCAGCGATAGCACGAGCTTCAGTATCAGGCTGGTCAGTAGTACCATAAGCACGACGACCTTGTAGCTCATGAGCAAACAGAGCGTCATCATAAGGGTGGTGAGTAGTTGCATAAGCATGAATCTTTGCGACATCATCCTTACCTACGTTAGCACGAGTGCCACGAACCTTGTCACCAACTAGGGCGATAGTGCCACCCTTTGATTCAAAAGTTAGTGAATTCTGAGCAATACCTTGCTCACTGAAAATGCCTAGTTCACCAATTAGACCCCAGGTGTTTGGGATAACATTTAGTTCTTGTGTATAATCAGTTACTTCAAACTGATTTTGAAAGCTACGAGCAGTAGTCATAATTTAATTCCTTATTCTTATTAGATAGTATCTTGTACGATGATACCTACGGTAGCTAGTGAAGCGTACACAGCAGCCTTTTCAGGATCAGTATCAACGGTAGCACCTAGAGTTAGACCACCCTTACCAACCATAACAGGGCCACGAGCTAGAACTAGGACAGAAGTATCAGTAGTAGCAGGAACAGCTTTGTCTTCAATAACTACAGCAACTGCGTTCTGTGAACCGTCAACAGCAGTGGCTTCAACAATCTTGTACTTACCAGATGCAGTGATCTTACCTAGAACTGTACCAATTGTATAAGTCTTTGCAGAACCTTCTAGGGCAGTTACTACTTCACGGCAGTAATTTAGAGTTGGTTCATATTCATGCTTGACAACGTGTGAAAAGCGAAAGGTGTCTGTGGAAATAACAGCCATTTATATTCTCCTAATATTTATTTATTTACCAGCAGCCAGATTAGCTTTTACAGCTTTCAAGACAGCAGATTCTTGTACTTTAGGTGTTTCTACTTCATCAGCAGATGCACCAATTTCTTCAAACATTGCAGACTTTTCTACCTTTGCCTGAATGCTAGATAATGCATCTACAATAGAAGCAAAATCTTCTTCGGATTCAACTAGACCAACAGCCTTGAAAAGAACTTCAGCAATAGCCTTATCCTTTACAGCAGCTTCTAGCTTATCAAACTTTGATTTACGAACAGCTTCCTTCTTTTCAGCTTGGAATAGTTCAATTTGCTCTAAAGCCTTAGCTAGAGCTACTTTATTTTCATCAAGAGCTTTTTGAATTTCTTCAAATTGACTCTTAGCTACTGTCTCGATTTCTTGAGTCATTTGCTTTTCCTTTTTAACATTAGAACCCGAAACAGGCTCTTTATTCTTTTTAATAGCTTGCTTCATAATTGGTTCAAGAGTTTCTTGAGACTTTAAAACAGCAAGGTGTTCATCCTCAGATAATGCAATTAAAGATTTTGCAATATTCTCAGATTCATTCAAAGTATCTAGCAAAGTAAATGCTTGTACTTTTTCTTGAATATAATCTTCATAAGTCTTAGACTCTTCTTCGTCAGGTTCTTCTACATAACCCATCAGACGAGCTAGAACTTCAGCATCACTCCCGTACAGTCCAAAGAATGTTCGCAGAAAGTCCGGTAACTCCATTGTCACTTGCACTGCCTGTGCCTTAGTGATAAACTCTTCTGAGCGATTAGTTCCAACTGACTTGAAAAGTACAGTTGTAAAACTATTAGCGGCTCCCCCGACTGCAGGACCGACAAGAGCTACAGCAGCATCAGGTCCAGAGAAGTCGAAATTCTTTAACTTACGAGTAGCTTTCTTTTTAGGCTCTTGCATTAGTCCTCCATATCTTCTACAATTGCATTGCACTGAATGGATAAACCATTGAAAGTTCCATCCTTAATTCCGTTCCAAATCCAGTCTTCTTTTGCTTTGATTACAGCTAACCATGTACCAGCTTTTACAACTCTTTCACCAACCTGTGCTTCCACAGGAAGGATATAGCTCTCAACAAATTCATAACCTGTTGTATCTATCATGTGATAGAGATTTGCACGTCTGGTGGCTTGTGTATTAAAGTCATGGCAGGCTTTCTCTACTTCTTCAGCAGAGTACCAATCACCATGTAAATCAGATGTAGATCCATCAGCATCTTGTGGTTCTAGGACTACAAATAAAGCTAATTTCTTTTCTTCATTCAAAGACTTAATGACTTGGATTTTATTTTCTTTTTCAGACATATTAATCCTTACGTCGAATTGCTAAATTATATCATAAATTAAAAGAATACTCAAGCTTATTGTCAAGAGTATTCTTAAACTAATTATTCAATCTTGAATAACAACGATATCAATAACTCTAAATACCTCTTGTGACCCGAGGTTGTACAGTGATTTTACCGACTAGGGCTCTAAAAGTACTAGAACCACTAAGCATGAAGAGATCATAGCTACAAGTCTGATAGTTAAGCGCAGCAGTATCATCCAGGCTAAATATCATGGTCACTGCTCCGGTTGCTGTGTTAATCTCAATCTTACTGTTAGCTGAACTAAGCTCTAACAATAGTACTTCTGAACTTGGATATTGTCTCAAGTGCATTAAAGCTGTAAAACCTGTAAGATCTCTCATTGAATTATCACTGTTTTTAAGTAAAACAGTTTCAGACAGAGGTACACCCTGTTCTAGTGTAAAATTATAAGTGACTGCTGTCATATTAACCTCATTTTAATAATAACGAATTATATCATGCTGCTTAAACAAAGACAAGATAAGACTTGACAATGCAAGCAATTGGTGCTAAACTTGAGTCTCAATGGGTATAGAGGTTGTCTAGGGCTGGTGGATTCCAGCTACACATGTGATTCATAACTCTTCACTGACAACAAGCGTAAGCACTCTGGGTCTGAGCAATTGACCAAGAATCCCTGCCGATCTACGGGCTGTAAAGCTCACTGCGAAGGCAAAAGGGCTTAAGGAGCTATCAGGTTAATTCCTCTATCTTCTTAAGTAGAACGCAGTTTTAGGGACTTCAGGATGATATCCTAAGAGTCATTAAGTAGCAAAGTCAAAGCCGGATGTTGGATCATAAGTAACTTGATCTGACAGTCCGGCTAAAAGGCTTTCTATTTTTTGATTTTCTTAGGATGATATATTTATATAATTAAACAGTTATAACTTTAAAGTTATCCTGTCAATGAAAGGAAAAATGAAATGATTGTACAAACAACTCACCTGAAGAACAGAGATAACAAGATCCTCTGTGAAATCAACCTAGTAGACACATACCTAGATCTACGATACTATGATATCAAGATCACTTATTGGGATAAGGAAGAATTTGTAAAGAAAGCTTGTCCTAGTCTTGGTTATGGTGATGCTTTACTTCTTATCTTAAATAAGATTGATGCAATGAATGATACTTTCAATATTACGATTCAGGTAAAGAATGATGAATTCCTAAAGAAGCATCTGATGAATATTTCTAGACAACATGAACTTAAAGATAGTGTTATTCGTAGTGCAATCACTGTCTGTTCAAATGTAAAGTCAGCTAATTATGTACGTGCGTTCTTTGAAGAACAGAATGTAGTAATCAAATAAAATAAACCCCTAGAGGATTAATTTCTTCTAGGGGTTTTCTGTTTTAAGCTGTATTATCAGCGTTTGTTGAACTTGTATCTGTACCTGCTACAGAAGTAGATGTACCATTACCAGTTCCAGTTTTCATACCATCACCTACACGACTTACATCTTCTGGAAGGAGAGCTTTAAAGTCTGCACCTTCAGGCAGAGAATCTACACCAATACTCTCTCTTACTCGGTTAACAACATCCAAGTCCTTGGTCAAGTATCCTGTAGCACCCATACGTTGTACAGCTTTACTGAATGTCTCTGCATCAATAGCTTCTAGATTTTCGTAATCAATCTCAGCCATGCGAGATACATCCCAGCCATTTAACTCGTATGTTTGCTTTACCAAATCATGATTTAATACATCTTTAATTGTACGGATCATATTTTCAACAGCAGCACCGGTAAGGCTATTCTTTACCTGACCTAGAGCAAAGCTACCTGTTGCAGACTGTCCCATTACAAGAATGTCAGCAAATAGGGATGTAAGGATCAAGTTCTTGTAGTATTCTTTAACCTTAACTGTATCAAAACCTTTAGCACCATCAAGGCTAAGAAGTTCTAATTTGAATAGAGGTTGTTTTGTGTCAGGGTCAAATGCTTGTGGTAAAATCATAGATGATTGTTGATTCATCTGTAAATTTGCCATTGCATTTTCATAGAAGCTTCTAATGGCTTTCTGTTCTGGAGAGGCATCAGCAGCAAGGTACTGAGGTGGTAAGAACAAGATAGGGAAACCTGAGAGGTCTTTGGCTACTCCGTTTGCTTCAATCTCTTCGATTGCGATGATGTATCTCCATGCAAGATATGCATCACGCAGTGGGCTCTTACCATAAGGATCTCCACGATGCTTACCAGCCTTGAAATGCAGAATCTTACTCTTTGGGATAACCTTGGTTAATTCTCCACGAGATACATAACGATTATATGGATCTCCTACCAAAGCCATATTCTGCTTTACACCTAGAATTTCATTACCATCATCAGAAAATACAAACTTCTCAATACTCTCTTGGTTCCGTAAAGCTAACTTCTTCCAGCCAATCTTACCGTCATTATACTTGCTACCCTTAGAAGTATTACGGGTACGATAGACCTTTTCAAATACGGAGAATCCAAAAGTATTCATGCTTAGAACATCATGAATAAACTCAGACCATGTACAGTCCATATCCTTCATGCACTCACGAATGAATTCAGCTTGTTGCTTTTCTTCAGCAGTTGCATCTTTTACAGGTCGGACAATCCAATCTGCTTTTGAGATGACGTTGTCATACAGTGTCAGAGCAGCGTTGATTGTGCTATGATATGACATATTTTTAAACGTATTCAGGCTGGCTGGAAAGTTCAATTCCTTCTTGATTTCATCATTTGTAACACCGTTGAAGATATTACTACCAAGATATCCAATCTCTGACATTTTGAATCGCTCCGGTGTATCCATCGTAGCTTTTTGAACTCTCCGTTTCTTTACAGGAGGTTTTTCTTTTAAATCCATATGAATCCTTTTATTTTATACTACTGAAAGATGGTAACGTCAGAGGCATTGCAGGAGCAATCAATCCTGTAGATCCTGAAAATGAGTTGAATGTAAATTGATTTTGAGATACAGTCTGGAAAACATTAGTGTGTAATTGCATATCTGGGATAATTAAATCTTTATTCAAAAGCAGGAAAGCATCTGAACAACAATCAACTTGGTCATCCTTTCGTTTAGGATCGCCATCAAATACTTCAAGTTCATCAAAGAATTCCTTGTTCCACTCTGCAGCTACAATATGAACAAACCCAGCTTGAGTTACACTACTAAAAGGTGCAAATCGAGTTATTTTAGACTTGACAGGTTTAGATAATCTTACAGAATATCCCTTTTCAGCAAGCCTACGCTGCAAGTCCTTAGCATAAGCACCAGCCGCAGCAGCAGGGTCAAGAGGGATTGAAATAACAACACCCTGACCGTCCTTCTCTGCAGTGTCAAAGATTAGTCTTTCAACTTCATGAACTCTATCTCTTAGAGAAACAACATCCTCTACTGTGTAGACCTTTGTATCATCCTTAGATAACAAGACGCCTCGCGTCCAGTCAGGATTTGGGTATTGTTCAGAAGGCTTAGAAAAAGCAAAGTCCCAGGCTCTTACACGCTGTTTAGCTCTGCCATTTGGTAGAGGGACCACTTGACACCACTCTCTCTTCCATAGGCCAGAACTTTCTTGTCTTGCATACCAAGAACCAAGTAGCAAACGCTCCATTTCAACACGAGGCAGTGCTTTCAATTGAGCTAAATACATTGGGTTACTCTTAATCAATATTGGATTATCGTATATATTTCCGGGTATATACGACATTGATAAAATACCGGCATCTTCACTTGACCCGTATTTGGCTTCAAGTTCTTCACGGGAGTCTGCCCATTCGTATCCTGCGCCAGGAACCCGAATAAAATATCTAAGAGGGTAAGATTCTTTTCTAATTGGGATGCCTCTTTCATCAAGGGCAAATTCAATCCAAGGTCTAATAAATGCATCATAGTCTGGGTTACCTGTTGCATATACTTGTTTTTTATAATCTACACTCGTTGAGCGAAGACGAGAGAGCAAATACATCACATTGTCTTCATCTAATTGTTGTAGCTCGTCAAACCCCAGAAAAGTAATCTCTGAGCCCTGGAAATTATATTTATCTGCAGGTTTATCTAGATAAGCAAACTTCAGTTTGGCACCAGAACTAAATATGAGTTCAAGTTCTCGTAATCTAACTTTCAGTTTAGGATCAACTCTTTTGTATAAACTTACAGCAGAATCAAATAACCCACCAGGGTTAGATATTTGTTTTGTTGTTCTACGAAAAATTACACCTCTTGTGCGAGGATGGTGACAATATTTTAGAAAGGCACCAAGTAGACATGCGCTTTTACCTGCGCCTGCAGCCTTTATCGTTATGTACTTCGTTATAGTACTCCCAGGTTTCCCCGGGTATCGGGTCATATCTTATAGCAATGAGCTATCTCTGTGTTTCGCATGCACTTGCACACTACGAGAAAATCTCTGACCTCCACACACGCCCAGGGAGGTATATCCCTTGCTTGGCTCGGTATTGCCCTCGTCTTTACGTTAGGGTTTCACCGAATTAACAGAGTTTTAAACGGAGGCGCTGAGTTCACCACCGTAGAAAGTAAAATCAGCAGTGCTGTTTAAGAATTGTTCCTGAGCCCGACTAGCGGGCGCAAAGACAACTTCTTGGTTACCTTTCAAATTTGACATTACGACTCATTCCTTTAGTTATTCTGTGAATTTGACTTATTCCGCAATTGAATCTCGTAGAAATTGCGAGAAGTGTCTCACCACTTTCTCTTAGTTGTAAAATAGTTTGAATGTCTTCTGTCTTAATTTTAAGACCTTTCCTATCAAACTGATCCAGCTTAACAATTCGTCCAGCAGTACGAGAACTGATGTTAAATTTAATGGCAAGTGCGCGAATACTACAACCAGACTCTACATAGTATTCTTTAATCTCACGCTTTAGTTCTGCTGAAAATTTCGGTGTGCCGCTTGCTTTCATGAGTTTATTTTTAACAGCATGTAAAGTTTGTTCTGAACACGTTGCCCATTCCAAGTTTGAAACATGGTTGTTTGTCTTATCACCATCAATGTGATTGACGGTCGGTTTATTCTCTAGATTTTTAAGAAAAGCTAGTGCAACCAGGCGGTGGACACTTACATGGTGTTTCTCAAGATCTTTGCACAAGTTCAAAACAAGGTATCCCGTTGAAGTCAGTTTGGACTTTAGGATGCGATCTTTATTGTACCTAATAATGCCGCGACTAGAGTCCTGAATACGGGTAAGAGACTTCACATCACCGTAGTTGTTAACTTCGTAACGACCTTCAAAACCAGGGATAGGTAGCCACTGCTCCTGTAAGTCCGTGATGAAGCCTTTGGTGAAACCTGTGTATCGCTTATAAGCGTTCATGATTGATTCCTTTTCAAAATTGTAAAACCAAAAGTATACACCAAAGCACAATCAAGTCAACGACTCAATCTGAATTAATCATCTTCAAGCTAAACACAGGAGCAGCATTTGGTTGAACTTCAGTTCCTTCAAGATCTGCATCTTCTCCGTCATATACTTCATTTGTTAATTCTTTGTACGCATTAAGTAAAATAACCGCAGCTTTCAATTGATTCTGATGACTAGCTTCTTGATTTTTCATAATCTTAGCTGCCGTCATAATACTTTCTGAAAGATGCGGTTTGATTTTGCGTAGAATACTTAGAAACTCTTTTTCTCGGATTTCTCTACGAGTAGGAGCATTCTCTTTATCTACAGGTGGACGACCTTTAAGATTAATCTTAGGATCATAGGCACCATTTTCATCTCGTTTCTTGAACGCCATTTTATTTCCTATTATTGGAGCAGGTAAGCGGGATCGAACCGCTGACTCTTACTTGGAAGGAAAGGATTTTACCAACAAAACTCTACCTGCTTATTGTAATATGGTGCTCCTTGACTGAATCAAACAGTCGATAGCGGATTACAAGACCGCTGTTATATCACTTAACTAAAGGAGCATGGCAAGTGTAGAAGGCCTTGAACCTACAACCTTCGATTTTGGAGACCGACGCTCTGCCAATTGAGCTATACACTTACTGATTTATCTTATTCCTCTTCATAACCTTCTTGCTGAAAGACTGGTAAAGTCCTACCTGATGGATTTGTTAATTGAATAACATCAGCTTCGTATACAGAGTCAAAAATACCAGGGATTGCATCAAGGCAATCATCGCACTCTTGAGTTTGGTTGTAAGGAGTTAACTTATAGTACGCTCCGCATGTTTTGCAAGTTGCCATTGTATTATTATTAGTTAGTTGAACAAAGGGCAATACCCAATAATTGCAGGTAACGGTTCCTGCTCTGCCGAATATCAAATAGACACAGACGATTAGTTTCAGATATAAGACCTCTTATACTTATAGGCCAGTAAGTTCTGTAGAAAGGAATCAAAGACAGAGTTTCTGGAGTGTTTCTAAAAGGTTATATCTAAAATACACAACTCATTGCATTATATCATTGATAAATTGTATTATCAACTCAAATAGCAGTACTTACTTAAGAATTTGGTAAACTTATATTTTAGTTTTGACTCAAATCTCTTAGCAACTACTACATCAGAAATTACTTTATGCCTTTCGATTCCTTCTTCAAACCAAGATACCTTATAACAAAAAACATCTGTAGGATGAGGTTGTACTTTAATCCCACCATTTAGGTTCTTCAGGCATTCTTTAACAAGTAAAGCTTCTTCTGCGTTTAAGCACTTCAGATTCTGCATAGAATTATCATGCTTATCTGTATTCTTGTGCAGTATCTTGGAACCTTTATCTGGGAATACTCCATAAGCTAAAATATAAGCTAATTTATCTAGCTTCAGCTTGTAGCTCTTTCTTTTTAGATTATCAAAGAAATTAGTACACCCACTATAATCCTCTTCCAAGATCCTATTTGTTTTTCTTACCCGTATAACTCCTGTTTCTGGGTTATAGTCTAGTAGTTCTCTAAATCTTTTTACCTGATCTTGGTTATCTTGCATATTCCACCTTTATTAAAACCCCGCCGAAGCGGGGATCAATTTACTTTTTAGATTTAGCTACTTTCTTCTCTGGAACTTCAGGGATTTCTTCCTTCTCAACCTGGGCAGCTTCTCTTGCTTCCAATCTTTGAGCAATTTCTAGAGCATCTAAATATAACTCCTTCCCTGCAAGGACTTCATTAATCTCCTGTTCAGTCAAGAAATCTTTGTAAGTTGTCCTGAATAAGTTTTCACTATTCTTAGATACATGCTGAACATGAGAAAGAACATCAGAGCCTTTACCAGAATATCCATAAGATACGTTATGACAAAGCATAGTAGCTAAGGGGCCAACATCAACCATATCGCAATGCAATGCAAAGATACTAGCTGCGCTATGGCATTCTCCTACAAGCATTGCAATAGTACTAGCCTGAGTAGACATAACAGCATCTAAGAGGCTCTGTAGGCCATTTAATTGACCACCAGGGGAGTTGATATTAAAGATGACTGTATCATGCTCAGAAGCGTGATAAAGCATGTTAACAACATCTGTGTAATACACAGGACTTACGATTGCTTCGTTGAGGAATACAGTATATGTACTAACTGGTATAGTATTAACAAAATAACCTAAGTTCTTTGGAGGAACAAAATCATCCATATCATCATCACGGAATTTCTTCATATTAGTTTCCTTTCATGTGCCGGTTGGTATAACCAAATCCTTGTTTATTTAGATCATCAAGTTTTTGTAATCGAAAACTAACCGCTTTAGCATATGCTTCCATTATTCCTAGTTTCTTAATAGAGAAGCATTTTGTGTATTTTTTACCATCTGTAGAATAGTTAGATGAAAAATATAAGTTACCCTTTTTATCATCAATTAATGTTACACCTGTTATCCCAAATCTTGAACTAGCATGTAGGTTACGATTTCTTGAATTAATAGTTTGTGTTGTTACTCGAAGATTGGAATAAGTGTTATCTGAACTATCACCATTAATATGGTCAATGACAAATCCATTAACTTTTTCACCTAGCATGCATTTAATTATCCTATGAATTTTAAAATGATGCCTATCAAATTCTCCGGTTTGTACAACAACTTCCCAGGCCTTATTCTCTTTATTCCTTACATCTTTCAATGTACCGGCAGGCTTTCCATCCCAGATTTCAAGTTTATTTCCGTTCCAAGAGTATCTTGTAATCACCCATGACAATCCTGATGGACTCTCTGTGTCTAGTCTGAACCATCTACTCCAATCAATACTATCGTAATCAAGCATAGGCCATTAGTACTGTTTTGCAGAAATCACTGCGTTGTACATCAGCGATCTGGAACTTATGAAAATCAATCGCATTAAATCTTGATATGTATTCACCATCTTTATGACAGAAGAATTTGTCAATAACATCTGTTAACCCATTACGACCTTTTTCAATTGCATAACGTTGACTTGGATCGCCAAGTACAACAACTTTTGAATTCTCCCCTACACGTTCAAGAATCAATTTCATAATTAGAGGAGGAATCTCCTGTGCTTCATCAATTAACAATAAAGTATTATCAAAAGTGCTACCAAGCATATAGTTTGGAATTTTAAAATGAATACGGTGATCCATGTCTGTATCTACCTTACCCTTTCCGAGAAGCCGATTTAATAGGACTTTTGCACTTGAGAAATGAGGCTCTAGTTTCTTATCAATGCCGTCTGGAAGAAAACCAATCTTATCCATCCCAGCCTCTACAGGTGTTCTAACAATAACAATCTGTTTGCTACGATCTGTCTGATACATCTTTACAAACGTATGCAATGCAGTTAAACTTTTACCTGTACCGCTAGGAGCACTGCACACAACCATATCGTTTGCAATGATTTTATTTGCAAATTCTTTCTGTGTCTGAGTTAATGCAATATCATGGATACTACCTTCAGGTTTGATGATTTCTTTATCATTCCTTGTCTGACGTTTTGGCTGCTTCATAACTACCTCCTAACTGATTAAAAACTTAAGCTTTAGACTTACGACCTCGGGTTTGTACTTCTTTATTATCCTCTTCCTTAACTTCTACTGGACCCTCTAGCACAACAGAGAAATGACCACCATAAGCTACAGGATAAGTATCATTATCTTCTAGATTCAAAGAATAACCTTCCTGAATCTTCTGTACAACACCCTTTAGGAAATCAGCAATACCCATTGCTTGAATCTGTAACCTATTGTTATTTAGTTGAGAATATTCCATATCTTCCTTTCAAGAATTAATATAAATCTATATTAACACAATATATTCTGTTGTCAATAGTCTACAGCATCTTGACAGGATTTATTTTAGGTGTTATAAACAAAGATTAACTATAAGGAGTCAAATGACAAAGAAAATTGAACTATTAGATGCTCTCCCTGGATGTGGAAAGACATATGCCATAACAAATTACATGGCTGAAAACAGAAGCAACCCTTGGTTGTACCTAAGTCCATTAGCTTCAGAAGTCTATGGAGTAGATGATGAAGACTCAAGCACTGTAGTAGCTAAGGCAGCAGATAAAGGTCTGCAAATGTATACACCATCTGACAATGCTGAAGGAACAAAAACAGATCAGATTCTTACTTTCCTAGAAGAAGGCTTGGATGTAGCCTGTACACATAACCTAATGCTGCGCTTTACAAAGAAGCATATAGCTGCTATCAGGAAGCACAAATATAATGTAGTTTGTGATGAGACTTTAGATTTACTATCTGCTTATAATATGGAGAAGGATGATTTTGAATTCCTAAAGAATCATGAATTAATTAGTATTAACCCTGATAATGGTAGGGTTGTATTTAAAGATGTATGCATGGGTGATAAGGCTAGATATGCAGATGTTAAAACACTCTGTGATCTTGGCTGTTTATTCTCAGCACCTAGATCAGAACGAATGCTAGTTACTCAATTAAGTACAGATTTGTTATTTGAATGCAATAGATTTATCTTAATTACATACAACTACAAAGGGAGTCTGATGGATAATTTCTTATCCTTGCATGGGTTTACTTATGAAAAACTACAAGGTGTTCAGACAAGGTTTGACAATAAAGAAGCTAAACAAAATATTGTAAATCTATTAACAATTCTAGAAACACCTTCTGTCTTAAAAGTACAAAGAGGTACATCAAATAAATTATCTAAATCTTGGTGGATCAATGCTTCAAAGGAGAGTAAAGATGAAGTTGTAAATGCAATTGGCTCTTGTACTAGAAAAACAAAATGCATGAAAAAGGATGATTTAATATTTACTCTACCAAAGGATATTGTCAATAGTCAAAGGAGCAATGCATACAAAATATCTAACAAATTCTTTTCCAAAGACTCCTGGGTAGCTTGTAACTGCAGAGCTACAAATGAATATTCAAAGGCTAGATTAGCTGTGCAGGCATACAATTTATTTCCTAATGTCTCTGTTGTGTCTTACCTTCAAGATATGGGTTGTAAGATAGATCCTGAGAACTATGCAAGCATAGAGATATGCTCCGTAAAAGTATACGTTTAAGCTTGTCAGGATGGCTTTAGAAGATTTATACACTTTGTATACCTATAGATATATAGTATGAAAAAGTATACTTTAGGTTTGTCAGGATAGCTCTATAAAGAAGGTTATTTTTATAGAATATTATTTTTAAGGGCGTAGTAAGAAATCCCTTATAAATCAACAACTTACTACACCCTCTGTAGTTCACATGGACTACAGTCTTATTCCAGATCTACACTACATAACCATTCTTTGAAGATAGTAGACATCCTTTTTGATAGGAAAGCAACATACATAGGTTCTGCATT